TGTCGTTTAAGCCAGAGGCAAAACCTTTATGGGATAAAAGTAAAAGTAATATTATAGATTATATCAATGGAGACTTAAAACAAATGTCTCTTGATGCTGATAAATGTTATGGTATTCAAGATACAAAACAGTTCCATGAGTTTTTACAAGCAGCTATCGACCACCCCAACAAGTATGTAGGTCTTGATTCAGAGACAACAGGACTATACCCTAGAGATGGTTATATGCTTGGTATGAGTATATCATATGAGAAAGACCATGGTGCATACATTGACACAGAGTGTGTAGATGAAAAAGCAGAACAAATGCTACAAGAGTTATTTAATAAAAAGATAATTATATTTCATAATGCAAAGTTTGACTTAGCGTTCTTTGAGTATCACTTCAACTTTACTTTCCCTAGATTCGAGGATACAATGTTATTACACTACTGCCTAGACGAAGTGCCAGGTGGACATGGACTAAAACAATTAGCTATGGAACATACATTGTATGGTGACTATGAGAAGCCTATGTATGACTGGATAGACCAATACAAAAAACAACATAGAATACTTAAGGCTGACTTTCAGTGGGGTTCAATACCTTTCGATGTTATGAAAGTATATGCTGCTATGGACGCAGTAGTAACTCTATTAGTATTTGAGAAGTTATACCCAGCAGTAAGAAAGAATGCAAAGCTATTTAGTGTATATGAGAACATACTTATACCTGGCTGTAGAATGTTAACAGACATACAAGATAATGGTGTGCCTTTTGACAAACTAAGACTACTAAAAGGTAGAGACTTAATGCAGAATGATATAGATGAAGCAGTTGCAAAACTATATGAGTTCCCAGCAGTTAAAAGTTTCGAGACAGTAAAAGAAAAAGAATTTAACCCAAACAGTACAGTGCAGCTCAGGTCATTACTGTTTGATTTTGTCGGGCTAAAGCCTACAGGCAAAAAGACTGGCACAGGTGCAGACTCAACTGATGCCGAAGTGTTGAAAGAATTATCAGAACAACACGAAATACCTGCTCACATTCTTAGTATAAGACAGAAGTCTAAAATTAAGAATACCTATTTAGACAAAATATATCCACAATTAGATAAGGATAGCAGACTGCGTACAGGGTTCAACCTGCATGGCACAACATCTGGTAGATTATCTTCTAGTGGTAAAATGAATATGCAACAAATACCTAGAGACAATCCTATTGTCAAAGGCTGTATCAAAGCAGCACCAGGGCATAAAATAGTTGCAATGGATTTAACAACCGCAGAAGTTTATGTTGCTGCTGTGCTTGCTGATGACAAGAACCTAATGGAGATATTTAAGACTGGTGGTAATTTCCACAGCAATATTGCCAAATTAGTATTTAATTTGCCTTGTGAGGCGGAAGAAGTTGCAGAGTTCTATCCGACACAACGACAAGCAGCCAAGGCTGTTACTTTCGGCATTATGTATGGTGCTGGAGCAAATAAAATATCTCAGCAAGTCACAGCTGACTCGGGTAAAACCTTTACTAAGAGTCAAGCTCAAGAAGTTATTGATGATTATTTTAAACAGTTTCACAAACTCAAAAAGTGGATAGACCTATCTAGTAAGTTTATTATGGATAATGGATTTATCTATGGCGCTACTGGTAGAAAGAGAAGATTACCAAATGTTAAATCTGATAATCAAGGAATACAAAGTCATGAGGTTAGGTCAGGTATGAACTTCTTAGTTCAGTCTGTAGCTTCAGACATTAATTTACTTGGTGCTATTGATATGAATGCTTTTGTTAAGAGTACTGGTATGAAGGCAAGAATCTTTGCTTTAGTACATGACTCGATTTTAGCAGAAGTACCAGAATCAGAAGTAGAAGCATACTCAGAAAAACTACAAGAGTTTATACAACAAGATAGAGGATTCAGTATCCCAGGAACTCCTGTAGGTTGTGACTTTGATATTGGTGATGACTATTCCTTCGGAAAGTTTGAAGCCAAGTATGATATATGATAAAATAAAATTCCCTATCTTTGTAGTCCATACAGACGATATATTGTTTGTAGATGGACTACTATGGATAGAAAACCAAGTGTTAGATGATACTAATATGAGTGGAGAAACACTTGGACTAAGAAGGCTTCAGAGTCCTATGAAAAGTATTTATCCTTTAAAGTCTATGATTAAAGATATAAAATCTCTATTAGACCATCAAGGTAAGTACTATATAGATACTACTGGGCGTTTCTTTAGAAAAAACAAAACAACAAAAGCTAGTCTAAAGTATCATAAAATACTTAGAGTAGAAAAGAAAGATATTGCAAGTGTATTATGGGTTAAAGATTGCCCTTACCCTTTCACTCTTGAAAGACCTCTTGCATTATCACAGGCATGGGCAGGCATTCTGTATAGAGATGGTGTGCCTTGGATTTTATACGACACAAGTGAGGAAAGGAGAAAAAACTCGTGGAGGAAAATATGAAAAGATTTTGGCAGGTATGGAAACATGCATTAGGCTCGTTCGACGAAGAGGATGGTTATAATCCTAGAAATGAAAATGCCATAGCAATTATAAGAACCAGTATAGTACTGACTAATTTACTGTGTGCTATTGTAATTATAATTAAAAATATATAATGAAAGCAGTTATAAGTGATAGAATTTACTTAGAGGTATTACCTGCACAACAGAAAAAAATAGACGATGAACTGACGTATGCCATACCGTCATTCAAATTCGGTGACCCACCACTCATTATAAAAAACATGGCAACAATAAGACAGGGATTAGTAGCGATACCGGTGGGCAGAATCGATTTAATTCCTGCAGACCACGAAGTTGTAGATAAGAGAACTACAATACCAGCAGACTTCCCCAAGTTTAATTTGACATTAAGACCAAGTCAACAACAAGTCTATGACGAGATTGGAGATGGCGGCATTATTAACGCTTGGGTAAGTTGGGGTAAGACATTTACAGGTCTTGCAATAGCTGAAAAACTAGGACAGAAAACCCTAGTGATAACTCACACTTTAGCTCTAAGAAAGCAGTGGGAAGATGAAGTACAAAAAGTTTTTGGTATCACGCCTGGAATTATAGGTAGTGGTAAATTTGAAATAGATAAGCCAGTAGTAATTGGGAATATACAAAGTTTATACAGAAAGATTCCTCAAATAAGACAAGAGTTTGGAACAATCATACTAGACGAGATGCATCACTGTAGTGCTCCTACCTTTTCTAGAATTATAGATAAGAATTGTGCTAGACATAAGATTGGTCTAACAGGAACACTACAAAGAAAAGATGGTAGACATGTAGTCTTTCGTGATTACTTTGGAAACAATGTTTTAAAACCCCCAAAGGAAAACTTTATGATGCCTAAAGTTCATATTCTACCAATGAGTATACGCTTTATGGACGGAAATAGTATTCCTTGGGCAAACAGAATTAATGAGTTAGCATACAACCCAGAGTACCAACATTCTGTGGCAATGGCTGCGTCATCGTACGCAGCTAAAGGTCATAAAGTGTTAGTAGTATCTGATAGAGTAGACTTCCTCAGGAACTGCGCAGAGCTCACTGGTAGTAACGCAGTTTGTGTGACGGGCAAAATCCATCACGAAGATAGAGCAGACATAATAGCACAGATTTTTGAAGACAAAGACGTCCTGTATGGGACACAAGCTATCTTCTCAGAAGGTATTTCTTTAAATATTCTAAGCTGTTTGATACTCGCAACACCAGTAAATAACGAGCCGTTACTTACACAGCTCATTGGAAGAATAATTAGAGACTATGAAGGAAAACAACAACCCGTAGTAGTAGACATTAACTTAATCGGAAAGACCGCAAAGAGACAGGCTAGTCTACGACTAGGCTACTACCTAAAGCAGGGTTATGAGATATCAACCTTATAAGGACCTCCGAAAAATACTACTTGACATGGGTTCAAAAAATTGTTATAATATATGATAAAATATAATTGGGAAAAGATAAATAGTGAGACCAAAGGAGATTCTACTTCTATACTTACTATAGTTCATTTATTAACTTATAAAAGAATACCTGCGAGTAGAAAAGACAACACTTATAAATACTTCGGTAAAAGTTTTGTAGGGCATAGCTTTTTGCTAAACCCTAGACAATTACTAGCAGAAAGAAAAAATTATAGTAATAAAGAAGCTGCGGAGTATATCGCAGTAGCTTCATACCGAAATTATTTTAATTATAAAAAGACAGGGCAAACAACACTAGAGTTGATTCATTTACCTGTCGACACAAGCATAGTAAATCGCAACAGATTGCTTCGGATAGAGAATGGTCTAGTACACTTTCTATTTGAAGATAACGCTAAATGGAGAACATAAATGGCATTAAAATTTAATCAAGCACAGGGGAGTGCAAAAAAATCCTCAATCGACCAGTATACTTACAAAGAAGGAGACAATGTCTTTAGATTAGTAGGGGATATACTACCAAGATATGTTTATTGGATTAAAGGAGAAAACGGTAAAAACATTCCTATGGAGTGTTTAGCTTTCGACAGAAATACAGAAACATTCAACAATAAGGAAACAGACCATGTTAGGTCTTTCTTTCCTGAATTAAAATGTGGTTGGGCATATGCAATTCAAGCTATTGACCCAGCTGATGGCAATGTAAAAGTTGTTAATCTAAAGAAAAAACTAATGGAACAAATCATGGTTGCCGCAGAAGATTTAGGCGACCCAACCGACCCTGAGACTGGGTGGGACGTTTGCTTCCAAAGAGTTAAGACTGGACCTATGGCATTTAATGTCGAGTACAGACTACAAGCACTTAAGTGCAAACCAAGACCTCTAACAGAAGCAGAGCAAGAAGCAGTTGCAGAACTACGTTCTATGGACGATGTACTAGCAAGACCTACGCCTGACGCTCAGTTAGAACTTTTACAAAGAGTAACTCAACCTGCTGGTTCAGAAGCACCATCAGAAGTTGACTCAGAATTTAGCATTAGTTAAGGAGAGAAAGATGGATTATTCAATAGGAGACGTATTCCCAGAGTTTACAACAGTAGCATGTGATATTGATAACACGCTTATTGATATAGATGTACTGCAAGAAAACATGTGGACTGTAGTTTATTTTTATCCAAAAGACTTTACATTCATTTGCCCAACAGAAATAGCCGATATGGATAGACTGCTGGGCGATGCTGATGTTTTAGGATTCAGCCCTGACAATGAATTTTGTAAATTAGCTTGGAAAGAAAGCAATGATATTATCAGAAACATTCAACACCCTCTGTGTTGCGATGCTGGTAGTGAACTTGCAAAAGAATTAGGTGTTTATAATCATAAAGAAGGAGTTCCTTACAGAGCTACTTTTATTATTGACGATGAACATGTAATTCAACACTACTCTGTCAATGCACTTGACACAGGTAGAAACGCTGAAGAAATACTAAGAACACTAAATGCTTTGCAAAGTGGTGGACTTACAGGTTGCTCATGGCAGCCAGGAG